TAACTAAACCGTGATAGTGAATCATTTAATTTCAACCACTAGGTTGCCGTTTGATTTAATGTAATCGCGGGTTTTTTGTACCAACCGTTCAAATTCAGCACGGGTTATGCTTCCCTGTTGCAAATCAGCATATTCGATTAAATCCCTGATGGCTTGGATGCCAACACCGTCTAAACCCATGCGCATGGTTTCTTGATAGCGCATAGCGGATTTGTGTAGGCTTTCTTGGGCTTTTTCGCATACGGGCAAAACTTCAGGGCCAACCCCGTTTTTCCCAAACATTTCCGCTAGGTTTAACAAATCAACAAGGGTGCGCCAATCCTGAACCGTACCGCTACCCCTAATCATTGAATCCAAGGCGGCATATTCAGTAAATCGTAATTTGTCCAATATGTGCCTTGGCGTGATTGATGCGCCAATAATTCCATGTGCTATTGGGTCTAACAATGCCCAAATCTTACGCTTAGTTCTTTTTCGCATTTTTGCGGTTTTGTTGTAGATTTTTACCTGTGATTCGCTTATTCCAACAAGTTTGGCAAATCCACTTAGTTCCCATTTCAATCCCACCTTCGGGCGGTTTGGCGGTTTCGCATTTGGTGCATAACTTGAATTTATTAGTTGAAAAGTTAGCGCCTAAATCAATCTGCGGCATCATGCTTTAACCCAAACATAAATAACCCATGCCCAAAATGCGGCAAGCATTAAAAACATGGTTGTTAAAACTACTTTGTTGCTCATGGTTCTTGCGCCCTTTCGTTTTCTTCTTTGATGTGTTCGCGCAACTTGTTAATGCCAACCATTTCCAAATCGGCAAACTGTTCTTCAGAAATCAGCGCCATTACTTCTACGCCTTCAAAGATAACGCTTTCGATGTTTTCAAAGTACGGCCCATGTTCATCTTTTTCGTATGTCATACGGCAAGTAACGGTTTCATCGCCCGCGCCTGTGGTGGCGTTAAAGGTAAATTCGTAATCGTTCATAACGGCGCATCCTCAAAGTTATCGGGGTTGAACTTAGGGCGTTTGTTGCCCTTATCTTTGGGGTTTGGAAATGGGGGAAATGGCCACATGGTTTTGCTTTCTAAAAGACCGTGATGTAACGGCATAGCGCAAGTATAAGCGGGCTTATTATCTTTTTCAACAAACTGTTTACTCCGTTGCTTTTACGCCACTTCGTTCATTAGCCGATTCGGTGCGCCAAATTTCAGATTTCATTTGAGCCGCGGCCAACATCCACTTCAAACTTTCTTCTTGCTCAATGGCTACACTCAACCCTTGCAATAATTGCTGATATTCGGGGTGCGCATAGGCTTCGCGTTCTTGGCTAACCGCGCTTTCGTAACCTTTTTCCATTGCTTCTTTCATCAATAAGGCTTTTTTGGTCTTTCGGAATTCTTCCAAGTAAATGCGTTCGGCTTTTGCCTTGGCGTACTTGGGCGCGTTTTCCATGATGTATTCGATGGCTTTGTAAGGTGCGTTCATCAGATTACCCCAATCATTCGTAAAGCGGCTTCAGGGCTGTCGATGCGGCAAACGGTACTTCCATTCCAACTTTCAAAAAAATCGGCTTGTAGGCCCGTTAAACGCTTTTTAGCCCCATCTTTACATTCCATTAGAAAAGTATGGCCGCGATAACCTACCAATAGATCAACGGGTAGGCCAATAATCCAAACATACGCACCCGCGGCGCGTAGTGCACTAACGATTTGTGTTTGGTTTGCATCAACCCTTGCGGCGTATCGCATTTGTTTCCCTTTGTGCGTTCATTCTTCGCTTTAAATCATCAGCGGCGGCTTGCCCGCGTTTGGCGGCAATGTCTTTAATGATTTTGTTCCACCATTCAATCGCTTCGCCCTTACCTTCTTCCAATTGCTTTTTGCGGTAACGGGCAATCCATTCCCGCGCTTCGCAATCTTTAAAGTGTTCCATGTCCATCAATGTCGCCAGTTAATTCCAAGGCTTTGAGAATCACCCATTGCGGGTAATGCACTCCATCGCGCACCCTGTCTAAAATTCTCATTGCCGTTTCGTATGTCATACAAACAAAAGTTGTTGTGTTTTAACAGAACCGCCCGCATCGTAGCGTTTTGATTCGCCTTTAGGGTATGGCAATACGGCATAGGTTAGTTCGCTTGCCAAACGCTTTTTTAAGCCCTTGCTTGCCGCAAAATAAACATAACGATGTTTACGCGCCCGTTCAACAAAGTAAACATTTTCTTCGCCGTACTTTTCAATCACTTCGGCATTGGTCATTCCATGTGCGTATGTTGTGTGATGCAAATGTTCTAAGCCTTTTACCTTTGGGTCTTTAAACTTGGAACTTAGGCCCGTGTAAATGAAATTTGTGGCTTGGTAAACATAACCTACATGGCCTTGGTCAGAATCGGCATACGAAACCACAATGCTAGGCTTGGGCAACATATCCATCGATTTAGCAACTAACTGCGATGCTATGTTTTTTTCATTTAGGCAAACTAATCGGTTTAATTCAATCACATTATCTTGCCATTGCTTGCCGCATACACCTTGCCGCAGGGTAGAACTTGCCGATGTGCCGTATGTCACAACCCCAACCAATTCATCATTGATGTAAGCGCCAAAGGCATACGAAATTGATGGCATCCGTTTGGCATAGTGTTTTTCAAGTAACCACGGTTCGGTTTCAAAAGTATTGATGGGCAGAACTTTCATTTGTACCCCAATGCTTGCGTAATTTGGGTATGCAGTTCAAGCGGTTTAACTTTACTTGGGTTGCCGCCTTCAATCAATCTAGGTTTAGGCAACGGCAAACCCTTTTTCCTAAACATTTCATCAGGCGACCTATCACCCATTAAAGCGGGTACATCGCCTGTTTGCCCATCGTGCGCTTTGTACAGTTCACAAAAACGATGTTGTAAATAACTCAAGTCTTTTGTTTCGGTGCGGCAAACTTTTGCCCATCCACCCATATCCCGAATACTTGCATGGGTTGCGCTATCGCCAAAATCAACATCGCTATAAGCCCCAACCGAACTCATAGCCTCATACACCCGCCCCCATTCACGCAAAGAACGGTCAGTTTTAGTGCCACCCAAAATACGCACAATATCGGCAACCTTTGGCACAAAATGTCCTTTGTCGGGGTCGGTCGCATGATTGCTTAGTGCCTGTACCACTTGTTCAAACTCAAAGGCTTGGCAACCGTTCCACCAAACATTCAATGTAAATTCGCTTACATCTTGTTTCCAGTAGCCAAGCGCATCACCGACCAATTGGTAAAAATCTGTTTTTTGATTTGGGTTCATGCTAAACCTTCTTTCTTTAACAATCGTTGAACAACGGCACGGTTTGACGCTTCTAATGATTCCTGTTTGTTAAGTTTGGGTTTTATGCCATCAGGCGGTAATGCCTTGGCTAACCATTCCAAAGGTTGAACGGGTTTAGCCCTGATGCAATCGCGTAGGGTGTTGACCAAGGTTTCATCGCCGTGCGCTTTTCTTAGGCTACCTAAAAACGAACGGGCGCTTTTGTCAGTAGCCCCCGCATTGGTCAACAATGGAACACCGTAGCCAAAAATAATTTCATCAGGCGTTAGGGGCGGTTTAACGCCCGTATCTTTAGATACGGAATTGTGTTCTGTGTTGTGTGTTATGTGTAGTGTGTCTTGTGTAGCATTGCTATCGGATTGCGTTGGCAATGCGTTCGCATCTTTCTTGTTCCATCTAGCCTTTGCGGACGCACTAGCCTTTTCACTTTTTTCGCCAATCTTGGCAATTTCTTTGTTTGCCCTATGGTGAATCCAACCATCCGCAGTTCGTTCGAAATACTCTTGCAATACGATTGAAATGCAATCGCTATGCGAACGCATCCTAATCTGTCTTGATATTTCTGTTATTTCAAGCGGTATGGGTAGTTCGTGAAGATAGTACCAATCAAGCAAACGCCGATAGGCCAAATCTTCCATGTCGGAAAGATGCGATGTGTGACTTTGATAGTCACCAATATTGAACTGGTAATAGTGCATTTTTTTTCCACTTACAAAAACCACTTAAAAGAAACGGCGGCAGGGAAAAAGTGGGAATCCTTTTCGGTTGGGTAGCAACTCCCAACCTAGCCGTGTTTCAAAAAATTGTATCAAAGAATCATCATTGTGTGCAAATCTTTGCGTTCATCATGGGTCATAAAATAATAAAACCCTTGTGTGTAATCTTTGTGCAAGTGATAGCAAATCAGGTGATACAAAGAATCTTCCATTGATTGATTCGCATACGCAAACGCAAGGTGTTCCATCATTAAAGATTTGTGATGTAAATATTTTTCTATCTTAGTCATTTGAACCATTCAGGTTTTAGTACCTTCAATTGCCAAAGTCGCGCCTTGGGTATTTCTTTCCATTGGCTAATTGCCGATTGGTTGATGCCCAATATTTGCGCTAATTCGGTCTGATTGCGTACCTTGGTTAACAATTCTTGTTTAGTCATACCCTATTATAAGCCAACTTATAGATTGTTGCATAGGTGTAAATACCTAGAAAATATTTTTAAAAAAGTGTTGACATGGGTATAAGGTGGCTTATAATTCACCCATGCCCCAAACAAAGGGGTCTTTTAAAAGGAAATCAAAATGCAAACAGTTCAAATTCAAACACGCGGTATCTGCCAATGCTGTGGTCGCGAACAAGCCATCGTTAACGGCAAAATGGCAAAGCATGGTTACACCGTTGAATGTGGTTGGTTTCAAGGTGTGCGCAGGTAAAAACTTTGCACCAATGCAAGTTAGCCGTACAGAAACAGATTCAATGGTTGCCGCAGTTCGCAAAGAAGTTGCAGAATTGATTGTTAAAGCCGACAAGGTTGCATTAGGCGATTTGTTGCCAACAACTATTACCCGTAGCCCACGTTTCAAAAGAGAAGTTATTGCATTTGCTGATGCTCAATCTTGGGAACAAAAAGACGCTATCAAGCACATGGAATATCAATTTCGCCGTAGCGCTGAAATGGGTACTGATTTTGCCAACATGATGGAAAAGATTGCTAACGAATTCCACGGCAAAGAATTGGTAAAAGTTGAAAAGAAACCCGCCGCTGAATTCATCATGCCCCGCGACCAAAAGATTGATGCCCAAGG